AAGCAGATTGAATCTTTCTCGCGTGCTTTTTCAAAGCTACGACACATTACGAGACCGTGGTACCCATAAACTGGTTTGCATTGACAGAACTCAACCTCATGTATATCATACACAGGGAGTTCCTTCGTCATAACAAATCCAATCTCCTCGAACCACTCATCCAATCCACGTGAAAACTGGTTTAAATGCTCCGCCTCCATAAAAACCACACAGTCATCACCATTATTCGCCAACTCAATTTTGACTCCCCTTTCCTCGGCATAAGAATGCACCATAGCACACATGATTAAGCAGTTCCCAAGGGCAGTATTCATGTCTCCTGAGAAACGTTTTCCTTTAACCTTGTACTCCAACCATCCATCATCGCATCTCCCAAAACCAACATTGTCAATTTGCCACCGGAAGAGTTTCCTCAACTCTGGTGATTGAAACATGCTGTTGTAAATGCTGTGCTCCCATTTTAGCATCTGCTGGCTAACATGCTGATCAAATCTACTGGCATCAAGACCCAAACACACGGTCCTTTCAAACGAGTTAAATTTCTTTAAAAGAATATCAGCAGTCTGCACTGCATTAAACCCCTTAACAACAACAGGGGTTTCTGACTTAAACACTTTTTGAATAGCGCTATAAATCTGATGCTCAACGGGTTTAAGGTAACGTCCTACACCCACATTATAAACAGGCCTTCTCGGCTGGATACATCGTGGTGCCTTATTAGAAGGTACTTTTTCGCACTTAACAAAACTATCACTGTATGCGTCGCGTCTGCGAACACCATGGGTGGTAAAGTCAACTACTGCTTGATCATAAATGGTTCTCTTACGTCCAGTGTACATCTCAGCAAATTGCTCAGGGGAAACAGGGGAGGCGGTACCCAAAATACTAACCAAGCTGCGACGGAATTTCCTCAGCTTGCAAAAGACAGTCCGTTCCTCGGGCTCTCCAACAAGTTGGTACTCACCATCAACATTGTGATAGAAGACTCGCTCCAGCAAAGCTGTGTTGAGTGTGTTGAGATCGGGATCATTAATTTTTAACGTCCTATTATCACCGGAGATCCCGTTCATTACAAACATCCGACGACTACGACAGTCAGCCTTTCCGTCTAAGTGCATGGTCAGCTGCGCAGTCCCAAGATTACTCTTGTGACTAACGCCATGTACTACGGAAAAGCCTCCTCAAGCCTCCATGAACCCAGCAGCCTTTTTGAGTTCAAAGAACTCAGACTGCCGGTCACGGGCAAGAACACAGCTCGCTACCTCCATTCCCTCCAATTCGTACTTATCAGGTACAAATGTTGCCGCAATAATCAACGGTAACACCTTTTGGAGATGGGTAAAGCGAAGGTTATGTGATCTCATAACCTCTGTGGCATACCTCCGAACAGCTCGGAGGTTGGCTTCAGTTGGGCGGGGAGTACCAAATTTTGCTTTAACAGCAGCAACAATCTCACGCTGGAACGCAAAGCGCTCACCGCTCTTGATGCGACGTTTGGCCTTCATCGGCTCATCCCCCTCCTCAACCAGGTTGGGTCTAGCGACCTCAACCAACTCTTCATCAAGTTCCTCATTACATCCACCTTCGAGTACTTTCAACAAAGCTTCATCATGCTCAGTGGAATAGTACCACGAGCGAGCAAATTTATAGAATAGTCTAATGGTTTTACGGACCATGGTGCACCATGCAAAAAATCTA